TAGCAATACGACGGGCAATACAAGACATTTTGTAAGAAAAATAGCGACTATGGTAACTCATTTGAGGAGTCTTTGGACAAGCACGGAATAGTGGCTAGCATCGTCCGTATGGGCGACAAAATGAACCGCTTAGAAGCACTCACGGACGACTCTAGAACGCAGCAGGTTGGCTCTGAGAGCATCCTAGACACCTTAGAAGACCTATCTAACTACGCTGCGATGACTGCATGCTGGTTAAAGGGTGTTCTAGCTGAGGATGGGGAGGAAGAGACCATTTGTATTATGGGTGATGACCGACCTATTCTAATTCGTAAGAACGGAAAAGATATTATTCCCGATGACGACAACGTAGTTGACGCGATGCGATATGCTGCTGAGGATATGATGAACGACCCGATTATTCGTAAAAGAATTAATGAAGAAATCATTTCATACAGTCTTGATGCTATAATTGAACTGATGGTAGACGATATCAAACGGCAGCGTGACCCTAAGGTAAAATTAGACGAAAGACAACGCATCGTTGACCAACGTGAAAAATACTACCAAAAAATTGCTCGCTTTATTCGTAATGCTCCGAACATTGCGTTTGCAGACTTCGAAAGATATTTCAACACCCGTGCAGATTTGCATATCTATGAACGTCAATTAATTATCGATGGTGTCGCTGAAGAATTAGACTCTCAAATCGATAAAGAATTGGAAAAGTTTAAAGAGCAATTCATGGAAAGTCTTGAGAGTAATGCAAATAGTATTAGTATTAAACACGCGGTAGAAGTGCGTCTTATTTCTAAAGCGATGAAAGGTATCATGTCGGTACTCATTCCTAATGTCTTGGCTCAAAGAAATCCTAAGTATGATTTGAATGACAAATTAACTCAAGCGAAGCAACGTAATGAGTGTTATAAGGAAATCGCGAGTCTTATTTTAAGCACTCCCTGGTTATCATTCGACGGCTTTTCAGGATATGTAGATACTTTTCGTGAGTTGATGCCTGATGAAAAGCAATTGATTAAGGAAGGCGTAGCTACTGAAATATATTCACAAACCGACAAAAATCCCGGGGGTGAAGAAGAGTCTGAATTTCGGTCCAAAAAGTTCAATATTCCGACGGAAGAAACTAAGACGGAGAACCTTACTTTCAAGCCACAAAAAAGAAGCTAATGAGCAAACATCTTAAAATGCATAACGGATATTCTGGAGAAATCCGACTAGGGAAACTTGGATATACAAAAGTAAACCGAGATGGGTCTACTGTTCATTTCGTTGAGGAATCAACTTGGAAAAATATAAAAGAACAATTGGGACTAACAGAAGAAACTGTACAAGGTAACTCGAATGGATATGAACTATCGAGGTGATAATGGGTAATAAAAATGATTTTAGATAATAAACATATTGTGGTTGTGCAAGATAAGCGCACCTTAAACGAATCTTTATATTATGATGTTGTGGATGTTTATATCAGTATGCATGCTATGAACCCACAAGAATTTATTATAGTTGAGTCAAATGGTGTTAAACATCATTTCCCAACTGAACATTACAAATACAAAATATTTACAAGACAGGAGAAAAAAAATGACAATTAACTTAGAAACAGCACTAGCTTGGATGAAAAACCGCGAAGGACAAGTATCATATAGCATGGAGCATCGTGATGGGCCAGACTCATACGACTGTTCGTCATCTATTTACTACGCTCTACGCTCAGGTGGAGCTGCATCCGCAGGTTGGGCAGTAAATACAGAATACCAACACCAATGGTTACTTGACAACGGATTTGAGCTTATTTCCGAAAACACACCTTGGGATGCTAAGCGTGGTGATATCTTCATTTGGGGGCGTAAAGGGTCTTCTGCAGGTGCTGGAGGACACACAGGTATCTTCTTGGATGCAGACAATATCATTCACTGTAACTGGGCTTATGATGGTATTTCCGTAAACGACCACGACGAACGTTGGGTATATGCTGGTAAGCCATATTACTACATCTATCGTTACACAGGAGCTAGTGAAGCTCAGCCAGTTGAACCAGGTTGGAAGAAAAATAACACTGGTTGGTGGTACGTTCGTCAAAACGGGTCATATCCAACAAGCCGCTTCGAATACGTGCCAGAAAATAAATCATGGTTCTACTTTGACAAAGATGGATATTGCTACACTGACCGCTGGTTGAAACACTCTGACGGCAAATGGTATCACTTTGATGAAAAGGGATACATGGCACTTGGATGGAAGAAAATCGGTGGTAAATGGTACTACTTCGACAAAGACGGTGCAATGAAGACCGGTTGGGTATCATATTATGACAACTGGTATTACCTCGACCCTAAAGATGGTGATATGAAGTCTGACTGCTTCGTTAAATATAACGATGGTTGGTATAAACTTCTTCCAGATGGTAAACTTGACAAAGAACCTGTATTCAAGGTTGCTCCTGATGGATATATTACCACTGAGCCTCTTAAGAAACAAGAACCACCAAAAGAAAAGGGTGCTACAGAAAATAAGGACGCTAAGTAATAATTATGAAGAAAAATACAAATTCGCCAGTAGTGCTAGACGCGTTTGACGCAAAGTATATTAAAGATGTGGACGGGATTATAACTGGCTGGAAGCTTGTATTATCTCGTAATCCTATATTATCTACCTTATATGGGGAGATTGTCCGGGTGAAAATTGAGGGTTTTGAGTACCTTGTAAGGGTCGCAAACAGCTATCAAACGGATAATTCTTTGGTAAATCGGGTGGAATTACGATGGATTAAACGTTCTAAATAGGTATATTTCTATGGTTTTGAAGGGTATTTTGTTGAGAAAATCGGCAGAAAACTTGGAGGGACTGTAGGAATTTACATTGATATTGTAGGAAAATTGGTATAAAAATGGCTAATTTTGGCTCTCAAACCTCCCCCAAAAAATCTGGGGAAATTTGGGGGTCTCCTTGGTGACCTATAATATTGATGGAAAAATGTTGAGAAAAAAGGGGATTTTTCCTTAAAAAACACCCTTTGACCCCCTAAAATGGCCCCTTTTCCTATTGTATATTGGGATGAGTTGAAAATGAACTAGTATATACATACAATGGTGAGAGGGGGCAAAACGGGGGAGGACATGTGATAAACGAAAATGGAGGTATAAAGTGGATTTTTTAGACGTTTCTATCAAAAAGTTCACATCAAACAACAGAACTGTTGATTATGAGGTATCTCCCGATTTCATTTTTGGTGATACGAAAGACTTGGTTGTTAAAGGTTCCAAGTTTTATGCATACTGGAATGGTTCTTATTGGGATACCCAACAAAAGAACTTATTTTATGATATTGATACTATTCTTTGGCGAAGAGCTAAAGAAATAGAAGAAGGTAGACCTGGTTTAAGAATTGATGTTCGGGAAATCCGTAGAGCGTCGGTTGGTAAGTTCAGGTTATTTCAAGATTTCTGTAAAGCCTGTGAGTCAGGCGATATATCTTTCAACCAAAAGATATTATTCGCAGACCACAAGATGAAGAGACGTGATTATGCTACTACACAATTAAATTACACACCAACGGAAGGAGATGCTCCAGCATTCAAAGAATTGCTTGGGACTCTATATATTCCAAAAGAGCTTGACAAGATATTGTGGTTTATGGGTGCGTTATTTACCAACAACATGTACAAGATTGAAAAGTTCATGTATTTGTATGGTTCGAAGGGTAGTGGTAAAGGTACCGTCTTAAAGATATTTCGAATGTTATTTCAAGATTACTGTGCTCCTATTGACTTGAAACTGCTTACAAGCAATGACCAGTTTGCAACAGGACAAGTTCAGGAAGTACCGTTATTGATTGACGAGGATACGGATATCAGTCATATTCAAAACGACACTCCGTTATTGAAATTGACAAGTCATGAAATTATTCAGGTTAATAAAAAGTTTAAAGAACCTTATTCTGTCACATTTACAGGATTATTGATTACAGCGTCAAACCAACGTTATAAAGTTCGTAATGTTGATTCGGGTATTACTCGACGTGCGGTTGTAGTAAATCCTAGTGGACAGAAAGTTAGTCATACTAAATATAATCAGTTGATGTCTCAAATCAAATTTGAATTGCCTTATATCGCTCAAATGGCAATTAACCGTTTTGAGGAATTGGGTTTTGATTATTTCGATGAATACTTCGATGTCGATATGGCGGAACAGACAGACCACATATTTGATTTTATTCGCTCTAATGCAATTCATATGCAAGACGGAATTAGTCTTCGTCAAATTAGTGAACTGTATCGTGAATATTTGGAAGACATGGGATGGAAGACCGACGGTTATAAGGCGATTATAAAACGAGAAGCCTTGCGTTATTTTGATACAATGGTTAAGGATGGCGCAGTGGATGGTGTTCGTGTTAAGAATTATTTCAAAGGATTTAGATGGAATATTGCATTTCCAGAAGGACTCGTTAGTCCAATTAATCAAGACGAAATGATTGTTCCGGATAATTGGCTTAAATTTGACCACGACAATCGTGTATTTAATAGACTTGCAGAAGATTACCCTGCACAGCTAGCACAACGTAATGGAAACCCCATGATGAAATGGGAAGATGTACGTACAACTTTGAAAAATATTCAAACGGAAAAACTACACTGGGTTAAAGTTCCGTTGAATCATATTGTGATTGATTTCGATTTGAAAGACGAAGATGGAAATAAGAACCTTGATTTAAACATACAAGCTGCTTCGAAATTTCCACCGACTTATGCTGAGGTTTCCAAATCAGGTCAAGGTATTCATTTGCATTATATCTATGATGGTAATGTGAACGAACTTGATAATTTGGTCGATGAGCATATTGAAATCAAAGTATATAAAGGCAACGCCTCTTTGAGACGGATTGACAAAGCGTCAAACAATCTCCAACCATCTCATATTTCATCGGGCTTGCCGTTGAAAGAGAGAAAGGCTAAGATGTACGAAGAGGTAAAAGAAATAACATACACGGAGAAGACGCTCCGTAAATTTGTTAAACGACAGTTAGGTCTTATTGAGGGTGAGAAACCAAGTCATCCAAATACAAAACCAACAATCGATTGGATTGCTGACCAAATTCAGAAAGCATATGACATGGGTCTAGAATATGACTTGACTGATTTAAAGCATGATGTATTTTTAAGAGCGCTGCGTTCAACTAACAACCGTGATTATTGTTTGGCGGTATTTCAGAAAATCCCATGGTCGTCTATTCGTGATGACGATGGAGTAACTGAAGCTAAGCTGACGAACTTCACAAAGATATATCCAAAAGAAGAATTAGTGTTCTTCGATATTGAGGTGTATCCGAACTTATTTGTTGTCGTGTGGAAGAAATATGGCGAAGACGAATTTGTGAAATGGGTTAATCCAACCTCAGACCAAATCGAACACTTACTATCATTTCCTCTAGTTGGTTTCAACAACCGACGATACGATAATCATATTCTCTATGCACGACTACTTGGCTGTGATAATTTAGAATTGTTCCGTCAGTCATACAGAATTGTCAACGAAAAAAATGCGAAGAGTGGAATGTATGCGGCTGCTTACGAATTAAGCTATACCGATATTTATGAGTACTCACAAAAGAAACAATCCCTAAAGCGTTGGGAAGTTGACTTAGGAATTAAACACGTGGAAATGGAAATCCCTTGGGACCAACCTGTTCCTGACGAATTAGTTCCTGTCGTTGTTGACTACTGTGTCAATGACGTTGATGCAACTGAGAAATTATTCGACGCTATATATGCTGACTATGTTGCGCGTGAAATTCTAGCAACCATTTCAAAAGGTTCAATGAATGCGACAAACAATCAGCTTACAGCAAAATTCATATTTGGTGACGACCCTAAACCACAAGAGAAATTTAATTATGTTAAACTTGATACAATATTCCCTGGTTATCGATACGAGTTCGGTAAGTCATATTACCGTGGCTTCGAAACTGGTGAGGGTGGATTTGTGTATGCAGAGCCTGGAGTGTACAAAAATATCGCTCTGCTTGACGTAGAGTCTATGCACCCGAACTCTCTGGTGAATATGAACTACTTCGGTCCATACACACAAAGATATGCGGACTTACTTAAAGTTCGTGTCTTGCTCAAACATAATAAGATTGACGAAGTTAAACAAATGTTTGATGGAGTATTGGCTCCGTTCTTGGATAATCCAGAATATCACAAACCTTTGGTAACTGCCTTGAAGATTGTAATCAACTCAGTATATGGAATGACCTCTGCTAAATTTGACAACAAGTTCAAACACCCAGACAATATTGACAACATCGTTGCGAAACGTGGAGCTCTATTTATGGTCGACTTGAAATTTGCTGTTGAAGAGCAAGGATATAAAGTTTGTCATATTAAGACGGACTCTGTTAAAATCCCAGATGCTGATGATAAGATTATTCAATTCGTTATGGACTTTGGTAAGCAAGAGAAATATAACTATAAGTTTGAACACGAACATACTTACAAACGTATGGCACTTATTAACAACGCTGTGTATATTGCGCAGCTTGAAGATGATGAGTGGTCTCCAACTGGCGCAGAGTATGCAAATACATATTTGTTGAAACGCGTATGGACTAAAGAGGAATTAGTTGATAGAGATTTCTTTATCACTAAACAATCGAAAGGTCATATTTATCTTGGTGACGAATTCGTTGGTAAGGTCGGTTCTATTTATGCTTCCAAGTCAGGAAAAGAATGTATGTGGACTGAAGATAACGAAAACTTTAAATCTATCGCAGGTACAAAAGGATATCTGTTCAAACAAACTTCAGAATTTGATTATGAAGATGTTGATTTCTCTTACTACGATAAGATTGCCGTCGATGGACTCAAGAAAATTATCAAAGTTGGGGATATTACTCAAATCGTTGACGACATGCCTAAGGACTATGCCGATGCTCTTGATCTTCAATAAAAATATCCTAGCGCACAATCAATTTCTATCAATCACGGAACTCTCAAAGTCAAGAAACATGAGACCGCGTGATTGGATTTCCTCGCGGGTTAATTTTGGGATTCGCAGGATTTACATGGCACATAATAGAGAGGAAGAACAAAATTCTGCTGATTTGTTCCACTCTCTTTATTTTTTTTTGAAACAATGTCAGACTCACGTCAGAATAGAAAGGACATATCATGACAAAAATTTCACAAATCTCAAATTCACAAATTATTCTTGAAGAAGTCGAATTCTTATTCGCACGTAACTTCACTGGCCGCCAAGAAAAGTTCAATCGAGCTGGCGACCGTTATTTCAATGTTAAGGTTGACCCAGAAGACGTAGAACTTCTACAACAATATGGCGTCAACGTTAAATTGTATGAGCCTAAGAATATCTCAGACGAGATGGCAGAGAAGATGGCTGAAAATCCAGACATGTTTGAACCGTCTTATTTCTTCAAGGTTCGTGTATACACTCAATTCGGTATGCCAAGCATTGCTATTATTTATGATAATGGCGACACTCCTATTGATGAAGACATCGCACCAACTGACCGTGCATTTTTAAATGACGAAAGTCAATTGGCTATGTTGGATGATATGGAAATTGCTTTGTGCGATATGACTATCGCTCGACGAGACCCAAGTCCAGATGGACAATATGCTCGTCTTAACTTGAAGAATGCTTATATTCGTGTAGTGGACAATCCACTTCGTCGTAAATATGGATTCTAAAATTGAATTATACGACTATCAACGGCGGGCGGTTGATAGATTGCATAATGGTTCTGTATTGTGCGGGAAGGTCGGTTCGGGTAAATCCTTGACCGGCCTATTTTATTATATGGAAAACCATCGTGATTTACCACTTTATATTATTACAGTTGCTAAGAAGCGTAATGACAAAGAGTGGCATCATGACCTAGAAATGCTCGGCATTGAAGGGACAGTTGACTCGTGGAATAATATTACAAAGTATCTAGATGTTAAAGATGCTTTCTTTTTATTTGATGAGCAACGAGCTATTGGATATGGTTCATGGGGTATATCTTTTATTAAGATTGCCCGTAAAAATAAATGGATTATGTTAACGGCAACACCCGGAGATGTTTGGATGGATTGGATGTGTATATTCTTAGCAAACAACTTCTACAGAAACAAAACTGAATTTGTAGATAGACACGTCGAATACAATCCATATTCTAAGTTCCCTCAGATTAAACGATATCATGAGGTGGACAGACTAGAACGGTTGAGACGTCATTTAGCTGTACCCATGGCTGATTTTCGAACAACCAAAACTCATAGACAATATATTAATACTGCTTTTGATAAAGAATTGTATAAGCAAGTTATTGATACGAGGTTTAATCCATTTACTGAGACTCCGATAATGAATGCTTCGGAATTTACTCAGGTTCTTCGTAGGATAATAAACACAAGCCCACGTAGAATAGCAAATGCTAAACAACAAATCATGACTCACGATAGAATTATTGTCTTTTACAACTATACCTACGAACTCGACATATTGAAAGATATTTGTCGAGATTTGAATAGGGCATATTATCAATGGAACGGTCAGAAACATGAACCTATACCCGATGCTGCTGAGTGGGTATATTTAGTTCAGTACACGGCCGGAGCCGAGGGATGGAACTGTATAACTACTGATACGATTTTGTTTTATTCACTGAATTATTCCTATCGCGTTATGGAACAATCCGAAGGCCGAATTAACAGGGTCAATACCTCCTTTAATGATTTATTTTATCTCTATCTTAAATCCCCGGCTTCCATCGATGATGCTATCGAACGCTCAATTCGTAGCAAAGCAAAATTCAATGAAAGGAACTGGATTGATAAAGAATGTCCAAACTTGAAAGAGATTTTCAACGAACCTTAATTCAGGATATTCACAAACGAATGCCTGATGCTATTGTTAAGAAAAATGATTCTGGTCACATTCAAGGTATTCCAGATTTATCTGTGGACATCGGTCCATATTCTTATCATTTAGAAGTTAAGCGTAGTGCTAACGCTCCATATAGGCCTAATCAAGAATATTACTTAGACAAGTATAATTCAATGGGTGGATGGGCTCGCACTATATATCCAGAGAATAAGGAGGAAGTTCTTAATGAAATGGAACAGACATCCCGAATTCGAAGGTAAACATTCATTTCTTAGTGCTAGTCAATGTCATTGGCTTAAATATACTCCTGAGAAATTAGTAGAGCGCTTTGAAAATGAAAAAGCTAAACAACGTGGAACTGAGCTTCATGAGTTTGCCAGTCATGCTATTCAACATAGAATAAGATTGATGCCTGGTCATACTCATCCAGCAGTTGCTAATTTTGTTAACGACGCAATTGGTTACCATATGGATAGTGAAGTATTGTTATATTACTCTCCTTACGCATTTGGTACGGCTGACGCAATTAGATATGATGGTCCAAAGAAAGATAATCCTCGTGGATTTCTTCGGATACATGATTTAAAGACTGGTGTCACCAAACCTAAGATGGAACAATTGCTTGTGTACGCTGCATATTTCTGTTTGGAATACGGTGTTGCGCCTGAGAAAACGGACTTTGAGCTTCGTATTTATCAAGGCGAGAACATTGAAACATTTATTCCAGAAGCAGAAGATGTTTATGATGTTTATCATACAATAAAAGAATTTTCTGGGATTTTAGAAAACAAACCTAGATAGAAAGGACCATATTCCCAATGAATTTAGAAGAAGCTTATGAGGATATTATCCTGCATAAAGGTACTCCTCACCAAGGGAATATCCCACACAGTGGACGATATGCGTGGGGTTCTGGTGAGAATTCTTATCAAAGGGCTACATCGTGGTCCGATACTGTCGCCAAATATCGTAAGACTGGTTTAAGCGATACTCAAATTGCTACTAAACTAGGAATTACAACAAGTGAATTTCGTGCTAGAAATACAATTGCCAACCAAACCATTCGTCTTAGAAATCAATCTATGATTATGGAACTTCATGAGAAAGGATTAGGTCCTACCGAGATTTCTCGTCAGACTGGTATTCCTGAGTCATCTGTTCGTATGAATTTAAACGAACAAGTTCGTCATAATGTAAATCGTATGGAAAGTGTTAAGAATGACCTTAAAGCTCTCATCAAAGAGAATCCATATTTGGACGTAGGTCTTGGTTCCGCACAACAATTAGGTATTAAAGAAAATACTCTTAAACGTGCTGTTCAACAATTAGAAGCAGAAGGTTATCATATGCATAAAGTATATGTTAAGAACGCTACTAATGATAATCACTGGGTAGAAATGAAAGTTCTTACCAAAGAGGCTAATCCTGATGTTGTTCGTGAACACAAGCATGAAATTGCTCCTCCTAATTTATATAAAGCTGAAGATGGCTCAACTAAATTAGGTTTGAAACCAATTCAACATATTGATTGGAAACGTGTCAATATTCGTTACGACGAGCAAGGTGGTACCGATAAAGATGGAGTTATGGAACTTCGTCCAGGCGTCAAAGATTTAGACCTTGGTGGTTCTAGATATGCTCAGGTTCGTATTGGTGTAGGTGGAACTCATTATCTTAAAGGTATGGCTGTTTATGGAGACCCTAAAGATTTTCCTAAAGGCGTCGATGTTATTTTCAACACTAACAAGAAACAAGGAACTCCTAAAGAAGACGTTCTTAAGAAATTAAAGGACGACCCAGATAATCCATTTGGTGCTCAAATTAAAGCTAATGGACAAAAGGGAGCTATAAATAAAGTTAATGAGGAAGGAGACTGGGGAACTTGGTCTAAGACCTTATCTTCTCAGTTTGTTTCCAAACAACCGCCTGCTCTTGTTAAAGGTCGTATTCAAACTACGTATGAAAAATTACAAAAAGAGTTTGATGAAATTAATAATTTGACAAACCCAGTTATTAAGAAAGCGCTCATGCAAGATTTTGCTGATGGCTTGACAACAAAACGTCATAATCTTAAATTAACTGGTTTCGATAGAATGAAAGGTCAAGTTATTTTACCATTGTCTGGTATTAAAGCTAACGAAATTTATGCTCCTAACTTTAAGAATGGAGAGAAAGTAGTTCTCGTTCGATATCCTCATGGTGGTATTTTCGAATTGCCTGAATTGACAGTTAATAATAAGCTTGAAAAAGGTCCTGCTAAATTTATGAAGGGTGCTAAAGATGCAGTCGGTATTGATTCATCTGTTGCCTCTAAATTATCTGGTGCCGATTTTGATGGAGATACTGTAATGGTTATTCCTAATAATAAAAACGGAATTGCAACCAGTCGTTCATTGAAAGAGCTTAAGAATTTTGACTCTAAACAGTATTATTCTCCAGATAAGAACCTATTAAAACGAGACTCAAAAGGTAATTGGCCTGAGAAACAAAAACAAATGGGTGAAGTTTCTAACCTTATTACTGACATGACTCTTAAAGGTGCTAGTCAATCTGAAATTGCTAGAGCAGTTAAACATTCAATGGTAGTTATTGATGCCGAAAAACATAATTTGGATTATAAACGTTCAGCTAGAGAAAACGGTATACCTGAATTAAAGAAAACATATCAAGAACATTATGATGTTATTACTGGTAAGACAAAAAATGGAGCGTCCACTCTTATTTCAAGGTCAAAGACAGAACATCGTACTCTTGAGTATTGGTATAAAGAACGTACTCCAGAAGAACTAGCCGCTAATCCCAGACTAGCTCCTAAAATCAAGAAGTCTAAAACAGTATCTTCAGACCATGTTGTAGAAATGGTTAAAGATGCTAAGACCCTTGGTTCTGGCACCCCTATTGAGAATATGTATGGCGATTATATCAACGCTCTTGGTAAGATGCGTGATAAAGCTAACACTGTTGTTAGTACAACGCCAAACATGACCATGTCTAAAGAGGCTAAACTACAATACAAGTCTCAAGTTGAGTCTCTACAGAACAAACTAAACATTGCTTTAGCTAACTCTCCTAGAGAACGTCAAGCACAGCTCATTGCAAACAAGGTAATTGCTGAGAAACGTGACCCTGACATGCAGAAAGACCAGCTCAAGAAGCTTAAACAACAGGCTATTGCAGCTGCTCGTGTACGTACTGGTGCTGACGGCGCGTCTTCTAGGATTACTATTGAGCCTGATGAATGGAAAGCTATTCAGTCTGGTGCTGTAAGTACTAAGATGCTTACTGACATCATACGCTTCTCAGACTCAGATAGGCTTAAGCAGTTAGCTACTCCTAAGAAGGAAGACTCTATCAGTCTATCTACAGCTAACAGAGCTAAAGGTATGCTTAAGAACGGTAGAACGTACGCTGAAGTAGCAGAAGCTTTAGGCGTTAGTGTGTCTACTGTACAAAACCTAGTCTAGAAAGGAGAACTCTATGGATGAACTAGATTACGTTAAAGAGACGTCAGTCGTTGATACTATGCTAACAACGTTTGACAACCCTTACAATCCTTTCGATGACTATGATGCTTGGTCTCGTTGGGACACTGAACATGGCTACAACACACCAGAACTCTTAGCTGAAGTCATTGGCAACACTGATGATGCGTTAGATGAAGTTGAGATTGCTCAACGACATGCTACTGCTATCAATTACATCATTGATGATGGACCAGTTGCTGATGTTTGGACTGTGTGCAAGCCTACAACACCAACACCTATTCGTCTACCAACAAATACACAGGAGACATAACTGCAGACCCATAGGGGGAGGGTCCGCAGAGAAACCCCACCCCCCTGCATCGCCCCACCACCCTAAAATACCCCCGGAGTGGGTTAAAACTCAGATTCTGGGATACCTAAGTGGGCCGATAATAGCTGGAAAGGAGGTATATAATGTCAAGTGAGGTTAGTGAACATCTTAAAGCACTACTATACTGGCTTCTATCTCCTGAAGTTCTATCACAGATTGGTGTTTATATTGGCGTTGGTGCATCTATTGTAGGCTTTGGTGCAAAAGTATTCACGCGTTTATGGAATAAATTAGAAAAGAAGCAAAACGAAGAGATTGATGGCATCAAGAACGCTATATCAGCGTTAACATTGAGCTTTCAAGAAATGCAACAGACCCAAGAAAGAGACTTTCTTAGATTACAAATCGTTACTGGTATACAATCGGAGAGATTGTCTATTGCTGAAGTTTTGGCTTTATACGATTCTTATACCCAAAAGGGTGGTAACTCGTATATTACAAGAGTAGTCAATGACTACATAGAAGAAAAGAGACATAAGGAGATTAAGAATGACCATTGAAAAAATCATTGAAGTATTAACGCTATTAGTTTTTGTTGCGCCTGTAGTTTTACAATTAGTTCGCTATCTTGGTGTATCGACTAATAACAAATCTGTGATTACATTAGCAGATCGGGCAATGATCATCGTTTCTTCTTTAGATTCTTTATTGATTCCTAATAAAGATAAGAAAAAAGAAGCTTTAGAAAAACTATTAGCGTTTTCTAAAGAAATCGGTGTTACTCTATCAGCAGAACAAGCTGAAGACTATATTGAACATTCAGTCCGTGAACTAAGAGAATTTCAGGGTAAAGCGGAGGTAATTACGGATGCCTCGAAAGAAAAATAAAGACGATTATTTAATTCGTCAAGCATTCACCCCGGAAGGTAGAATGCAACAATTAACAAAGCAAGCATTTGATTTGGCAGAACGACAGTTACAAGATGGAACAATCGCGCCAAGCACATTGAATGCATTACTTCGTTATGGAACAATTGAAAACGAGATCCAGTTGGAAAACTTAAAAGCTAAGAAGAAACTCAATGAATCTAAAATCAGTTTGATTGATAGTGAAGTCAAAGGTAAAGGAGATAGCGAAGCTGTTATTGCTGCAATTCGTGGTTATGCTCCATCAGAAGAATTATGACATCACTGTTAACAACCGATAGAAAAATTCTACAAGATTTGAGTTATTCAAAGCTTATAACATTTGATTCATTTGGCGATAGATTGAATTATCTGTCGTTAATAAACAGAGGATACAAATCGCCTCGAGAGATATCTAATAGATTTTATCGAAGCAAACTTTGGCGAGAACTTAGAGATTATGTTATCGCTAGGGATATGGGTTATGACTTAGGAGTTCCTGGTGTCAATATTGATGGGCGAGTATTAGTACATCATATGATTCCAGTAACAGAAGAAGATCTATTAGAATGGAATGAAGACATTCTTCTCAATCCTGATTTACTGATAACTACTTCTTATGAAACTCATGCAATAATTCACTACAAGAAAGTTTATCCTGAATCAAATTATATAGAACGAACACCTGGAGATACTAAACTATGGTGAGGTGGATATGACAATTCTACAAGATGTAAAGTCTGTTTTAGATTTTGCTTCTGAAGAAGATACGGGGTTTGATTCTCGACTGATTATGGAACTCGATGGTATTATTGGTGAATTGTCTCAATTGACTCAACTCAACAAAGAGTTTGTTATGAGTGAAGATTCAAAATGGGAACAATTATTGAATACCAAAGACGAACAACTTATTCGATTAATCAAGCAGTACACCTACTTGAACGCAAGAGTAAAGTTTGACCCACCAATTGGGAGTGTACTTACTTCTTTAGAAAAATCTATTCAATCTACTGCTCATCGTATAATCATCCAAAAGGAGGATTTTAATGAGCCAATATGATTTGGAAATTATTGCTATTGCTTCACAAGTTGATAACCTAGAACATCATGGTATCAAAGGAATGAAGTGGGGTGTTCGTAAATTTAGCAATAGATTTAGTGAACACCGTAAAAATCGCAATAAACTGAAAAAAGCAAGTAGTAAGTGGAATACTAAAAATGCCAATAGGCATCTTATGACCGACAAAGATCTTAGAAATGCAACAAATCGACTTCGTATGGAAAACGATTTCGCAGAACAAGTTCAACGAGCAAATAGAATTAATAAGAAACCATCTATTAAATCTGCAGCTATTAAAGCTGGTAAGTTCGTAGTTCCTACTGTTGCTGGTGTTGCATTGAAGACTGTTGCAACAGACTTTATGAAAAATAAACCTAAAGATTATGCTCCACTTACAAGACAAATTGTTAATGTTATGAAAAAATAGGAGATAACGTTTGTGGTACTATCCAATAAAGCTTATCCGGAAGAATACATGAAATTCAAAGAAGCAGTTCTTAGAGGTGAAATTCCGGTAAATCGTATGGTATCTCTGGAAATGAACCGAATAGACTTCTTAATAGAGTCTCCGGATTATTACTACGATAATCAAGCGATTGAAGGCTTTGTTAGATTTTGTGAAAATGAGATGACTCTAACAGACGGTAGCGATGTTACATTATTACCGTCCTTTAAATTATGGGCAGAGTGTGCCCTCGCTTGGTTCTACATTTCTGAGGACAAGGTATATAATCCTAAACTCGGTAAATGGGAAATTAAAACTAAATTTAAGCGACTCACTACAAAACAATACTTAATTGTAGGACGTGGTGCCGCTAAATCACTTTATTCAACATACATGCAGGCATACATGTTATTGATAGACACCTCTACTACCCATCAGGTAGTAGCTGCCCCAACAATGAAACAAGCTGAGGAAATTATGGGACCTTTCAGAACTGCTTTGAGTAGAGCCAAAGGACCTCTAATTAAATACATGGTTCAAGGATCTAAAATGACCGGGAATCTAACTCAGAAACAATTGCTGGCGTCAACAAAGAAAGGTGTCGAGAATTTTGCCACGAATAGTCTACTTGAAATAAGACCTATGTCTGTCGATAAACTACAAGGTCTTAGATGTAAGTACGCATCCGTTGATGAATGGCTTTCTGGAGAGGTTCGAGAAGATGTCATAGGAGCAATCGAACAAGGTGCTTCAAAGAATGACAACTATCTCATAATCGCTACATCTTCCGAAGGAACTGCTCGTGATGGTGTTGGTGATACTATTAAGATGGAGTTAGTCGACATTTTAGAAGGTCGATATTTCAACCCTCATGTCTCTATTTGGTATTATCGACTAGATGATGTTAGAGAAGTTGCTTATCCAGAACTATGGATGAAAGCTAACCCTAACCTTGGGGCTACAGTCTCTTACGAAACATATAGAAACGAAGTAGAACGTGCTGAGAATCAACCTGCAACAAGGGCTGATACATTAGCAAAACGTTTTGGTATACCTGTAGAAGGTTATACATATTTCTTTGTTTACGAAGAAACAGTTCCTCATCGTCCACAGAACTTCGATGGTCTTGAATGTACACTCGGTGCTGACTTATCTCAAGGTGATGACTTCTGTGCCTTTACATTCTTATTCCCTCTAGGTAGAGGACGATTTGGTGTTAAAACAAGATCTTATGTTTGTGAATCAAAACTCAAGAAACTAACTTCAGCTATGCGTAATCGTTATGATGAACTTATTGCTGAAGGAACTTTGATTGTTATGGATGGTGTTGTTCTTGATATGAATCAAGTATACGACGATTTATCTGCAATGATTTACGAACACAAGTATGTAGTTTACGCTTTCGGTTATGACCCATATAATGCTAGAGAATTCGTTGAAAGATGGATTCGAGACAATGGTGAATATGGTGTTGAGAAAGTAATACAAGGTGCCAAAACAGAATCAGTACCTATGGGTGAGCTCAAAAATTTAGCAATGGAAAGACTATTAATTTTTGATGAAGAACTTATGAAGTTTGCTATGGGTAACGCTATAGCTATTCAAGATAATAACGGTAACTATAAACTATCTAAACGTAGAACCGACGAGAAGATAGATAATGTTGCCGCTCTTATTGACGCATGGGTTGCGTATAAACGTAATCTAGACTTATTCGGATAGAAAGGCTTAAGAACACTATGAGTATGTTTACTGATGGTTTACAACATGCCTGGACTATGTTTAACCGAAACGATACAACATCATTAACCGAAACACCACCTGTGTTTCAACTCTCAACAGAACCTAGGGCTTTAAACCCAAACAATTCGATTCCAACTAGAACATATGCTAGAGCTTCAATCTCTTCAATGATTTTTAATAGAATTGCTATGGATGCAAGTACAGTTAAATTTCAACATGTTAAGTTAGCTGAAGATAAGGAAAACCAAACAGTACAGTACGGATCTTCTTTACAGAGATTATTTGAAGTCGAAATGAATATTGACCAATCTGCTACAGATTTCTTTCATGATTTAGTATATTCACTATTTGATGAAGGTGTTGTAGCAGCAGTCCCTGTAAAAGCCACTTTAGATCCTACACAATCAGATGCATATGACATTAAATCTATGCGAGTTGGTAAAATTATGGAATGGTTTCCAACTAAGGTTCGTGTTAAAATCTATAATGAAATGAAAGGTGATTTCACAGAAGTTATCTTACCAAAGAAAATGTGTGCTATTATCGAAAATCCATTAGCGAACATTCTTGGATCTGATAACCCTACAATGAATCGTCTTATTCAGAAACTTTCAATTTTAGATAAACAAGATATTGACGCTGTTGCTAATAAATGGAATATGATCTTACAACTTCCTGTTCCTGTCAGAAATGACATTAAGAAGAAAGAAGCAGATGATCGTGTTAAAGACATTGAAAAGCAACTTCAAGATTCTAATTTAGGAATTGCATACATTGCCGCTGACGAAAAGATTACTCAGTTAAATAGGCAAATTAATTCAAATCTTATGGACGAGATTAAGTATTTAACTGATGAATTACTAAGTCAAATTGGTTTGACCAAATCAGTATTCGATGGTACTGCCAATGCCGAGCAAATGCAAAACTATTATACAAGAACAATTGATCCAATTGTAACAAGAATTCAAGAAGAGTTTCAACGAAAATTTATAACTAAGACTGGTTATACACAAGGACATCGTATTGTTACTTATAGCGATCCATTTAAATTGGTTCCTA